GATTGAAAGTCTAGAGGATAAGCAATTCGAGTTGCATGACGATAATAAACAATTTCAATCAAATGTGTTGATGCCCTGTACGGAGAAATACTTTGAGGCATACGGTTGTCCATTCAAACAAAAGACTACACATAATCACGAACTGACATTTAGTCGTTTCTGGTGTCGTGCATCACACGATGGAGACTATCAAAGTATACATGACCATCAAGGTATCTTTACGTTTGTAGTTTGGTTAAGTGTTCCCTTTGAAGGAAAAGAAGTGAGACAGACACAGCCTGGTTTTCGTCCTGAGGCCAGTGACTTTGTATTGGCATATCCCGATACATGTGGCCAAATACAAAAGAGAAACTGGGTATTGGGAAAAGCAGCAGAAGGTAAAATGTTGTTCTTTCCAAGTGACCTAAATCATATTGTGTACCCACACTACACAACTACTGAATATCGAATTGCATTGGCTGGAGATGTTGCTTTGAATAGTCTAGCTCCAACAGAAGTATTGAATCCAGTGGCCAAACCTAAAAACTCAAATGTATAGATAATGACATAATGGAATTACAAGAAACAATGAATATTGACCTTGATGTCAAGGAACTAGAATACATCTACGAATCTCTCTCTTTCCGATTAGAGCATGATAATCACCTCATGTATCACCCTGACATCCGTAAGGACTTAGAGGATATGATGGCAACTTGGGAAGATGAGTACCTATAACGTATACATTGGCGATTACTTAATTATGGAGAACGTTCCAGGCCAAGACGTAAAAAGTAAGATGGAACATGTAAGAGATTTTTTTAATCACTACCCTGATGATGAAAGTCGTAAAGAAGACATCAGGATAGTCAAAAATGGAGACTAAAAAAGTTGAGTTACCTAACTATGGTATTCTAGACGTTACATTAGATAAGAATCATTTAGATCTTCTACATCATCTGATAGAAAAATACGAACCTGATAATGGAAAGCAACAGTGGATGCTGATTGACGATGATAACAGATTTCAGAAAGAAGTTTTAAATCTAATTATCAACGACTATATCATAGAGTTTGGTTATCCAGAAAAACTCAAGTCCACACATATTCACGATCTTACGTTTCAGAAGTTCTGGGCAAATTATACTGGTATCGGAGAATATCAAGCATTACATAATCATGATGCTATTTGGTCATTTGTAATCTGGTTGAAGATACCTTCTGTTGCAGAAGTAGAACAAAAAGTTATGAATACAATGCACCCAGAGGCAGGGGATTTTATTCTAACCTATACTGATATCGTAGGTAGAATGAGAAAAGTAAATTGGAAGTTGGAGAAACAATATAATGCAGGGCACATGTTAGTGTTTCCAAGTGACCTGTATCATGCGGTTTACCCCCACTTCTTGACAGAAGAAAAAAGATTGTCGGTATCGGGTGACATCGTACTGAACAGTATGGTTCTTAACGGAATTTATGAACAACATATGCCACTAGGCCCCTGTAATAGTCAGGAGTTTCTCAAAAAAGGTTCGGGGAAAGAACATATATAATACAACACTATGGACAAAATGATTTGACCGTGGTATACTTAATAATGTAATTACAACATGTTATGGCAAAAGGATTTACAGTAAAAGCAAATGCCCCCAAAACTAAGAAAGTCGAAGATGACTTTAACTTAGAAGAGGCAAAGGCATTAGCGAAAGGTAAAGCAATAGTTTTCTGTCTGCCAGGAAGAGGAGTCTCTTATATTTTCTTAAAGAACTTCGTACAACTATGCTTTGACCTTGTTCAGAATGGATCTAGTATACAGATCTCACAGGACTACTCATCAATGGTTAACTTTGCAAGATGCAAGTGCCTTGGTGCAAACGTATTAAGAGGCCCAGACCAGATACCTTGGGACGGAAAACTAAAATATGACTGGCAGTTATGGATAGACTCAGACATCGTATTCGATACAGAAAAGTTTTATCGTTTAGTATGGATGCAGAAGGAAATTGCTGGAGGTTGGTATTGTACAGAAGATGGCAAGACAACATCTGTTGCACATTGGCTAGAAGAAGACGACTTTGCTAAGAATGGTGGAGTGATGAATCACGAAACTATCGAGTCAATCTCTCGTAGACGCAAACCATTCACAGTTGACTATACTGGTTTCGGTTGGTTACTCGTGAAGAACGGTGTATTTGAACATGCAGAGATGAAGTATCCTTGGTTTGCTCCTAAGATGCAAGTCTTTGAATCAGGTGATGTACAAGATATGTGTGGAGAGGACGTTTCATTCTGTCTTGATGCAAAAGAAGCGGGTATGGAGATCTGGATTGATCCTAAGATCCGTGTAGGACATGAGAAGACAAGGATAATCTAATGGATGTCAAGTACAAGGTCGTAGAATTAGGCACATCAGGGTGGTGTGTCAACGACCCTAAACAAGATGTGGGTCTTACAAAGGAAGAAGCCGACATTAGATTGCAGTTTTACCTCGAAGAAGGTATTTCTCCTGGCAGATTAAGAGCTCAAATAGATAAATAAAAAGAAAAAGGTTAAAGATGGCAGACTCAAATCCAAAATTAGCACCCCATAATGTCGAAAGTCAGGGATTCGCTAGTGGAAGTTTAGTTGGACAGTATGATGTGAGTGCTCAGGCAAGAAAAAAGGCTGCTGCAAACACAAATGATTCACAATCTCCACTTGCTGCTGGTTAACAAGAATCTAAAAAACTTTAGAAGGCCCTTAAAAGGGTCTTTTTTTGTGTCTAAATAGAATTTGAATAGTATAATAGCCATGAGAATGGAAGACTGGGATAAATCTTACGAAGATTTTTACATAAAACCTAAAAATAGTGAGAGTTCTTACATCAATCCTCGACCAGAGGAAGAGGTAGCGGATGATATTTTGCGAGAAGTCGTAGGAGATCATCTAAATGACAAGAAAAAGAAGAAACTTCTTGAAGAATAATGGCAAAAATTGATCAACGTGACATATCAAGTCAACCTTTTAAAGACATAAGTTTGACTTTTACCAGACATCCTGTAACGGATGACATTGGAGTGTTCACGAATGAGAATGCCATTAAGAGATCTGTGACTAATTTGATAAGAACAAGGATTGGTGAACGATTTTTCGAGTCTATATTGGGTAGTGCTGTCGAAGATTCACTCTTTGAACAGGCAGATCCCGATAATGCTCAAGTTTTAGAGGATGATATACGACTTTTACTTGAAAACTTTGAACCTAGAATCGCCAAAGTCAATATTAAAGTTGTCTATCCCTTAGATACTAACGAATTAACAGTGCAAATTGCATATGATATTGTCGGATTATCGATTCCGAGACAAAATATAGAATTTATTCTTCAATCAACTAGGATATAATGTCATTTAACCAATTTACGAACCTAGATTTCGCTAGTCTTAGGGCTCAAATCAAAGACTATCTTCGTGTAAACAGTGAATTTGCTGATTTTGACTTTGAAGGATCGAACTTTTCGACCTTAATTGATCTTTTAGCATACAACTCTTACATAACTGCTTACAATACCAACATGGCAGTTAACGAGTGCTTCCTCGACAGTGCGACATTGCGTGAAAACGTAGTATCACTAGCAAGAAATATTGGTTATGTACCTAGATCAGCTAGATCTGCACAAGCTGTGGTGAATTTTAGTGTAGACTTGTCAACAAATGACACAAAAATTGTAACTTTGAAAGCTGGACAAGTGGCATTGGGTGTTCAACAGGGAAGTAATTACATTTTTTCCATTCCAGATGACTTTGTGGCGACAACTGGTGTTAATAATATTGCAACTTTTGATAATTTAAGAATTTACGAAGGAATATATCTCCAAAAAACATTTCAAATTGATTATTCTCAACCAAATCAAAGATATGTGCTTCCAAATGCGAATATTGACGCTACTTCCATTCGTGTTACGGTCACTTCTACGACAAATGAGATTTATTCACTCTATAATAACATTTTACAAGTCGATTCGACCTCTAAATTGTTCCTAATTCAAGAAATTGAAGATGAAAAATATGAAATCTTATTTGGAGATGGAATTATTGGTAAAAAACCGCCTGCTGGAGCAATTATTACTGTAACGTATATTGTTACTAACGGAAAATTAGGAAATGGAGCTAGAAATTTCTCATTTGTTGGTATTTTAAGAGATGATACTGATGTAACTATCACTTCTGGCATGTCTGTGTTGAGAACATCTCAAAAATCAGAAAATGGAGACAACATTGAAGATGTAAGTACGATAAAATATCTAGCACCTCGCATATACTCCTCACAATACCGTGCCGTAACCGCAAATGACTACACAGGTATAATTCCATTCGTGTATCCTAACGTTGATTCTGTGACTGCCTACGGTGGAGAGGAATTAGATCCACCTGAGTATGGAAAAGTCTTTATTTCTATCAAACCGAAAGATGGTGCTTTCCTTTCACAGATTACAAAGGACGATATTTCAAGACAACTTAAACAATATTCGATTGCTGGTATTAAGCCAGAAATTATTGATCTCAAATATCTTTATGTTGAAGTCGATACTACCGTTTATTATAATACCAACGCAACATCAGAAGTATCTGAATTAATTACTTCTGTGACTAAGACACTAACTACATATTCACAATCATCAGACATCAACTCATTTGGTGGTAGATTTAAGTATAGTAAAGTTATTGGATTAATAGATGATTCTTCTAGAGGTATCACATCTAACATTACTAGAGTGAAAATGAGAAGAGATATACTCCCTGAGTTAAATACTTTTGCAACTTATGAACTTTGCTACGGAAATGGGTTTTATGACCAACCAAATGGATATGGCATACGTTCCACAGGATTTACAGTCAGTGGTATTGACGGAACTTTGTATTTGGGTGACATTCCTACTGCTGGGACGACTGTTGGAAAACTAGTATTCTTTAAACTTGTAAATAATCTCCCATTAATCGTTAAGAACGATGCTGGTACTGTGGACTATGTTCACGGAGAGATTAATTTGGATGTGGTAAATATAACAGGAGCTTCACTTGCAAGTGGAGTGATTGAAGTTGAAGCAATACCCGATTCAAATG